AGACCCTGCCATAGTTGTCGTGATAGGCGAGGGTAACTCTAAAGTCAGGCTTGCTATAATTGAAATGAGTATCTTAGAAGATCTAGTGGAGGAATAATGGAGCAACAAGGAACAACAATAGATATGGTTAATGGTCTTGCAGAGATTGCAGACTACATGCAGGATGAAGAACTTACAGTTGCACTCACTATGATTGCTAAACTAATTATTAAGCCAGATATTCCAATCAATGTGGCTCACGTAGAGATTGTAAGGCTTCAGGCAATTGCTGCAAAGATGGCATTTAAAGCCACATGGATGGCAAATGTAGACAAATCAGATCGTGGAAAGAAGAATATTTACTACACGGCAGCAGAGTCGTTAAACAATCTAGTATCTGCGCTAAAGTATATTACTCGCTAATATGCTATACTTATACTAATAGAAACGAGTAAAATATGACAAAAAGTTTATTGCAACAAATTATGGTTAAGCAAGAAAAGGCACCAACACATCCAATAGATGTGGCTGGTTTGACTGAAAAAATTCAGTCTGGATATATTGTTAATCGCATTGATAAGCAGACTCAGAAGAAAACTTTTGCGCCTTCTACTATTGCCTATGGACACGGAGAGTGCCCAAGATATTGGTATTTAGCATTTGATGGACAAATGTTTGAGGACGACGCAACTCCATACAGCGCAGCAAATATGACTGCAGGAACCAAGTCTCACGAAAGAATTCAGGAAGCAATGGGTAACGTACCAGATGGTTTCCTTGTAGATTCAGAGTTTAAGATTACTCACTCTGATCCACCGATCTTTGGTTATGGAGATGTTATTGTTAATTGGCAGGGAGAAGAACTCCTTGGTGAAATTAAAACAATGATGAATGAAGGATTTGAATATCGCAAAGCACATAATAAACCAAAGACTGGTCACTTGGTCCAGTTACTTATCTATATGAAAATTCTTAAGAAGCCTAAAGCAGTTCTTATTTACGAGAACAAAAACAACCATGAACTGCTTATTCTTCCAGTAGAAGTAAATGATTATTATCGTCGGTGGGTAGACCAGACGTTTGAATGGATGAGATCAGTTCGTAAGGCATGGGTCGACAGAACCCTTCCTGAAAAGAACTATCGCTCAAATTCAAAAATTTGCAAATCATGTCCAGTTAAAAAGGCATGTGCAGAGGCTGGTAAGGGAGACTTTAAACTAAAGTCCATGGAGCCGATAGATGAAACATTGTCAATGGTGTGATAAAAAGTTTGAAACAGATATAGTTTATCAAATATACTGTTCACCAGAATGTAGAGAACTGTCGACAAAAGAAAAAATTGCTGCAAGGTATATAATTTCTAGAAGACAAAAAAGAAAAGGCAAGGAAAGAAATTGCAAATCTTGTAAAAAGGCTTTATCAATATACAATGATGAAAGTCTTTGTGCAAAGTGTAATGTAAATCCATCCGATGTAGCAAAAGCGCTTAAAGCAATTAAGGATAATTTAAAATGAAACTAGCAGAGGCAATAGGGACAAAAATCCCAAATACTATTTGTGCTATTGATGCAAGCACTAATAGTCTTGCCTTTGCTATTTTTGATACCCAACAAAAAACTTTGGGAGTGGTAGGAAAAATTACATTTAAAGGAAAAGATACTTACGAAAAGGTTATGGATGCAGGGCAAAAGGTTAAACTTTTTCTTGACTATTATGGTGGCTTTGAGGCAATAGTGATTGAGCACACAGTATTTATGAATAGTCCTAAAACTGCTGCTGACCTTGCATTAGTTCAGGGTGCAATCCTTGGATCAGCAGGACAGACAGGAACCAAGGTAATAGGTAAAGTAGCCCCAATAACTTGGCAAAACTTTATTGGAAACAAAAAGATATCTAAAGATGAGAAACTATTTATTAAGTCACAAAATCCAGGGAAGTCAGAGTCATGGCTTAAAACACATGAAAGAGAACTAAGGAAACAAAGAACAATTAAGTTTATTAATATGCAATATGATAGAAATATAGATGATAATGATATAGCAGATGCTTGTGGAATTGGTCATTGGGCTATAAAAAACTGGGACAAAGCAATAGGAGTTGACAGATAATGCCAGAGTTAAATGCAAACATCCCACCGATAGAATGCTACGTACGTGGAAACTTTTTAAGAGATCAGGAAGATAGTCACGATCAGTATTTCCCATGCGTTATATTTGGAGTTTCAAGTGTTAAAGGAAGAAGTCCACTGTTTCATTTCTTAATGGAAGATGGCGGTCTATGGTGGAGAATGCCAATCAATGCCTTTTGTACTAAGCCAGGAGTCCCTGAAGAGCCTATCTATAACCTTGTCCTATGGAATTCATTTTCTTCACATGTGGCTGTAACTAAGTTTCAAAACTTAGTCAACATGAGAATGTCTTATCTTAACAGAGAAAAAGAAAATGTTCCTGGAAAGTATTTATTTACTCTTGACTGGCATAACCCAGATTCAAATATTTTAGACGATGGATATTCTGAAAATCCAGGCCAGCACAAATGTGGGCATGTAATTCAAAGAGATGACGGAAACTTTGCTATTCAACCTAACAATCGAGTTAAACTATATGAGCCATCATTTGTAACAAAACAAAGCCTATTACTTCACAGGCTTGTCAATACAAATAAATGGGATGTTGAAAGTTATGACAAGTGGGTCTTAGAGGATTCAAATGCCTATAACTATGACATTTTTGAGAAAGGAGTTGACAATTAATACCGTGGGTGCTAAACTATATACAAGTGAGGTTTTTATGCGTAAGCGCTATCTTGTAGATAAAAAGTCTCCAGAAGAGATTGCTAAGGAATGTGGATGTACAGTAGAGACTGTTTATGTTTACCTTGCTAAATTTGGATTAAGGAAATCACGGCGATGAAAAAAGTAAAATATTTACTATTTGTTTTATCATTAATAACAGCAGTAGGTTTTGCATATGCAACTGCTATACTTAAGGTGATACCTGATTCATTTGACTGGGAGGAAGACGATGAGTGAAAATTTAAACATAACAGTTGACCAAGTTAATCATCCAACACACTACACAACAGACCCATCTGGAGTAGAATGCATTCAAATTACTCGTCACCGTAACTTCAATATCGGTAATGCTTTTAAGTATTTATGGAGAGCAGGAATCAAAGATGAGTCAAAAACAATTCAAGATCTTGAGAAGGCAATCTTCTACATAAAAGATGAAATTAATAGATTAGAGGGTAAGTATGTCAACTGAAGATGATTTAGTTAAGCACCTGGACCAAGTTAATCAGGTAGTAGAAGAATACCTTAAGGGTAATGATCCTACGGTAATTTCAAAACAACTTGCAATACCAAGACAAAGAGTTGTAACTCTTATCAATGAGTGGAAAGTTATGGCATCTGCTAACGATGCTATTCGTGCTCGTGCCAAAGAAGCGCTTGCAGCAGCAGATACGCACTATAGCAAACTTGTATCTCGTACATATGAAGTTATTGATGAAGCATCTATGACTAATAACCTTAGTGCTAAGACTGCTGGAATTAAACTTGTTATGGATATTGAGTCTAAAAGAATTGATATGCTACAAAAGGCTGGACTACTTGAAAATAAAGAGTTAGCAGAAGAGATGATGGAAATTGAAAAAAGACAAGAGATCCTTGTTTCAATATTAAAAGACATTGCTTCTGAGCATCCAGAGATTCGTGACCAAATCATGCGTAGGTTATCTTCATTTGCAAAAGACAATGAGGTGATTACAGTTGTCCACGATGTTCAATGAATTTCTTGAAGCACTACAGGATGATCATTTTCAAGAGATCCCTGTGGATGCAAAAACATTTGTTGAAGGAGAAGCCTATCTTGGACAGCCCCCGCTTTCAGATATTCAGTATGATATTGTTGAGGCGATGAGTCAAATCTATCGCAAAGAAGATGTAATTAGTATGCTTGGTGAAGAAAAAGGTACTCAGTATTATAATAAATACACTAAGAATGAAATTATCTTGCAACTTGGCAAGGGATCTGGAAAAGACTTTGTATCAACAGTAGCCTGTGCATATATTGTATACAAACTACTATGTTTAAAAGACCCAGCAAAATATTTTGGTAAGCCATCTGGAGATGCTATTGATCTTATTAACGTTGCTATTAACGCACAACAAGCAAAGAATGTTTTTTTTAAAGGATTTAAATCTAAAATTGAAAGATCTCCATGGTTTATAGGAAAGTATTATGCAAAGGCTGACTCTGTTGAGTTTGATAAATCAATTACTGTTTACTCTGGTCACTCAGAGCGTGAGTCACATGAGGGTTTGAACTTGTTGCTTGCAGTTCTTGATGAGATTTCTGGTTTTGCTTCTGAAGTTAACACTGGAAACGAACAGGGTAAGACTGCTGACAATATCTATAAGGCTTTTCGTGGATCAGTAGACTCCCGTTTCCCTGACTTAGGTAAGGTTGTTTTACTTTCATTCCCAAGATACCCAGGGGATTTTATTTCAGAAAAGTATGATGATGTTATTGCTGAAAAAGAAGTAATAGAAAGAACACATAAATTTACGATTAACCCACTACTTCCAGAAGATAACCCAGACAACTCGTTTGAAATTTCCTGGGATGAAGATCAGATCATTTCATATAAATATCCAGGAGTATTCGCACTAAAAAGACCAACATGGGAAGTAAACCCTACTCGTAAGATAGATGACTTTATGATTGCATTTATGACAGACCTTGGGGATGCAATGATGCGCTTTGCCTGTGTTCCAACCTTTGCCTCTGATGCATTTTTTAAGCAGGCAGAGAAGGTAAGATCGTGTATGACATTAAGAAACCCAGTAGATACATTCAAAAGGTTTGACGAATCATTTAAGCCAGATCCAGATAAGGTTTATTATGTTCATGCTGACCTTGCACAAAAGCACGATAAGTGTGCGGTAGCAATTGCTCACGTAGATAAATGGGTAAATATTCAGGTAATTAATAACTACGAACAAGTAGCACCAATTGTAGTAGTAGATGCAGTAGCATGGTGGGAACCAAAGGTAGAGGGCCCAGTAAACCTTTCAGAAGTAAAGCAGTGGATTCAAAATCTTAGAAGGCTTGGCTTTAATATTGGAATGGTTTCATTTGACCGTTGGCAATCCTTTGATATTCAAAATGAATTAAAACAGGTAGGAATGAGAACTGATACCGTTTCTGTTGCCAAGAAACATTATGAAGATATGGCAATGCTTGTATATGAGGAAAGACTTGCTATGCCATCTATAGAACTTTTGTTTGATGAACTAACACAGTTAAAGATTATGAAAAATAATAGAGTTGACCACCCACGCAAAAAGTCTAAGGACTTAGCAGATGCAGTGTGTGGGGCAATATTTGGGGCTATATCCCATACCCCAAAAGACCAAAACCAAGTGGTTGAAGTCCATACTATTAGTGATCGACCTAAGCAGGTTGACACCAATAACAACAATGTGATACAATATAAACCTATGCCAAATGATGTAAAAGACTATTTGGATAGATTCAATCTATTATAAATAAGGAGCAAAATGAATTCATTTAAAAAAATCGCCCTAGGCATCGCTGCAGCAATGTCTTTTGGCGTACTAACAGCACTTCCGACAAGTGCTGCTGTTAATGCACCAACTCTAACAATTGACTCAGCAACAGATGTTGTGGTCGCTGGAGATACCGCAACAGCAGTAGTAACATTGTCATTTATTTCAGAAACATCAGCAGACACTGCAACAGTGATCTCTGCTATGTTTTCACAACCAGCGGGATCAGCAAAGTCTGCAACCCTATCACTTCTAGAAACATCAACAGCCTCAGTAGTAATTGCAGGCAGTAATGTTTTAGCAAATATTAATTCAACAATTAATACTCCAACATATGTAACAGCAAAGTTTTTGGTAACTTTGAGCACTCCAACAGTAGCAGGAACATATGAGGCTAAGATTTTAACAACTAGCCCAGTCAATGGACCAACAGCATCTTGGACAGTAACAGTGAAGGCAGCGGATATAACTCCATTTCCTTCAAATACAACATCAATCCTAAATGCAGGAGAAGTCACAAGTGCAACAACAGATGCTTCAGTTTATGCAGCAAAGGCAACATCTACAGATGCAGCAGCAGTTATTGTTGTTACTCCTAGGAATGCAGCAGGCGGTCCAGCAACTGAATCAATTCTTGCAACAGTTTCAGGAACAGGTTTGATTGGATATGGCACAAACGCTACAACCATCTCTGCTCTTGGTCGTTCACTGGTAATTCCTACAGGAAACTACATTGGTGTATTTGCTGACGGGACAGCAGGAGTTGGAACAATCACTCTTTCAACACTTACAGGAACAGTAATTGCAACAGAGAAAGTAACATTCTACGGAGATATTGCTACAATAGTAGCAACTTCAGTTAAGCCTGTTATCGCAGTTGGAGCAAACACAACTACTGTAAAGGCAGTTGCAAAGGATGCATCAGGCGTAACAGTCGGTGCTGGAACACTTTACGCTTATTCAAGCGATATTACAACAGTATCTGATTCAGGTACAGCAGCAACAATCGTAAACGGTGAAGCACTATTCACAGTTACTGGCATCAAGGCAGGATCAGCAACTATTACAGTCAAGAACTCAGCAGGAACTATTGTTTCTGTTCCAGTTGCTGCTCGTGTAGAATCAGCAGTATCAACAGTTAAGTTGTCATTTGATAAGGAAGTATACCTTCCAGGAGAAGCAGCAACCCTTAAGGTACAGGTTCTTGATGCAGCAGGTCTTCCAGTATCTGGAAAGACTCATGCTAATCTATTTGCTACAGGTGGAATTACTTCAACCTATGCATTTGGTTCAGGTTCAGATGTTCTTACAGCAACATCAATTACAACTGATACAGATACAGTTAAGTCATACAAGGTATTTATGCCTTTGACAGAAAACACTGTAACTATTTCAGCAACAGGTGGAACATCATTGCCACTTGCTGGTCAAGTTCTAGTAACTGCTCAAGCAAGAGTGTCAAACTCTTCTTCTAGCACAAACGCTACTCTTGCATCACTTGCTGCACAGATCAGTGCAATGCAGGGAATATTTGATAGTCTTAAAGCAGAAGTTGCAACACTTAAGGCTGATAAGGCACTGTCAGATAAGGCTCTTTCAGAGGCTTTGCTTGCTAAGGCTAGTGCTTCAGCAGAAGCGCTAACTGCTAAGACTCTTGCAGACGCAGCAGCAGCAAAAGCAAAGGCTGACTATAACAAGTTGGCTAAAAAGTGGAACAAGGCTAATCCAAAGGCTAAGGTTGCACTAAAGAAGTAATTTAATCCAACATTAAGGGCAGGGTAACATAAGTTCCCTGCCTTTTTTGTGCAATAAAATGATATAATAACCCTATCAGACATCAGGTCTGCAAGGGGGAAGAGGTATTAAAAAATTATTCAGAGTATCACTGGTGTTATCACTGGCTCTACTTCCCCTACTTATAGGTCTTGACAAAGCCCACGCAACAGAAGGTTTGACTGCTCAAGTTTATAATGTATTAGGACAAAACGGTTCTCCCTACATACCCCAGGGAGCCTCTCCAGTAGTAACTACAAACGTACCCAACATTGACTTCCAATGGGGTAGTGGTAGCGTCTTAGGTGGCCCGTCAGAAGATGTTATCGTACGATTTACGGGGTCAATTAGAAGCGATTCTACTCAAGACATATCATTTTTAGCAACAGCAGATGACGGAACAAAACTATACATTGATGGAGTTTTAGTAGCAAATGACTGGGTAGACAAAGGTGGCGGAGGAACTACAACTGCCCCCATATCCTTTATAGCAGGAGTCCCTAAAACAATAGAATTAATGTATTATGAAAATGGCGGGGGAGCAAATGTAAAACTTTACTGGAATCAATCTGGATCAATGCAGATCATCCCAGCAGAAGCCTTTACATCTCAAGCAGCACCAGTAGTAAAAACAATAGGACCACCAAGAAATTTAACTATATCTAGCAATGAGACATCAACAGTATTGGTCTGGGAAGCACCAGACACTGGAAACACTCAACCAGAAAGATATGCAATAAGTTTTAATTGTTCTGGATGCAATGGTTGGGGAATTGCAACTGGAAATGTTGGCGGACCAAATTCTTTAAACACAACAATAACAATTGATCATTCCTTGCTAAATGGACTTATGCCAGCAGGAACAGTCTGGTCATTTCATATTAGATCAGATAACGATACCTTTGCCCTCTACTCTGCAAATTCAAATGTTGTTACTGGTTCTACATATGTAGCACCTGCCCCAGAGCCTTCACCAACACCAACCCCTAGTCCTTCTGAAACATCAACTGTAACAACGCCTACACCTGAAACAACAACAGTTACAACCCCTAGCGAAACAGCAACTGTAACAACACCAACCCCAGCACCAGGGCCAGTTACAGTAGCACCTACTGGACCAACTGAAGCAGAAATTGCAGCACAAGTTGCAGCCCAAGCAGCAGCACAACAAGCAGAAGCAGCAAGAATACAAGCAGAAACAGCAGCATTAATTGCACAACAAGCAGCAGCAGCACAGGCAGAAGCAAATAGGCTTGCAGAAATTGCTGCAGCCAACGCAGAAGCAAATAGAATTGCAGCAGAACTTGCTGCCAAGATTGCAGAAGAAGAAGCAGCAATGGCTGAAGAAGCAGCAAGGATACAAGCAGAGATAGATGCAAATGCTGAGGCTGATCGTATAGCAGCAGAACTTGCTGCAGCACAGGCCCAGATGGAAGCAGATGCACAAGCAGAAGCAGACCGTATTGCACAAGAAGAAGCACAAGCACAAGAAGAAGCAAATGCTAAAGCAGAAGAAGAAAGAATTGCTGCTGAGCAAGAGGCTATGGAACAAGAAATAGCAAATGCCCTAGCAGAAGAAGAAGCAGCCATAGCAGAAGAAGAAGCGGAAATTGCAGAAGAATTGGCTGCTATTGCAGAAGAAGAAAAGGCTGCTGAAGAAGAATTAAAAGAAATACTTGAAGAGGCAAAAGACGGAAAAGAATTAACTGAAGAACAAAAAGAAGTTGTAGTAGCAGCATTAATAGAAGACCTTAAGCCAGGGGAATCTATTTCTGCAGCACAAGTTCAGGCATCTGGAGTTTCATATTCAGATTTGCCACCTGAAACACCAATTGAAGTTCGTACAGATGAAAATGGAAATGCCCTTGTAATTACAGCAGAGGTTGCTGCAAACATAGAATTAGTTCAAGACCCAGGAGCATTATTAACAGCAGCATTTACTGATCCAGGAGCAGCCCTTGCAGCACTTGGAAGTATTGGTGCTGATATGACTGAGGAAGAACGAGAAGAAGCAACAGATATGGTTGTGGCCACAGTTGTTGCAACAGGTGCAGCAATCAACGCAGCAGCAGTAGCAGCAGGTGGCGCTACAGGAGGTTCAAGTAGCGGAGGAAGTTCTGGTGGGGGCTCAGGAGCCAACTCACCAGGTTCAAGAGGAGGAAGAAAATGGTAAGAATAATAAAAAATATAATAAAAGATCTAATAGATCAGGCATGGACCCTTCTTGGAATGTTTATTGCCTGGGTAGTATTAGACGGTAGTGCAAAAACAATAGTTGGCTATGGAATCATAGGGACTACAACTCTTTGGATAATCACAAGTCCAATAAGAAATAGAGAGGGGGACTAAATATGGCAACTAAAAAGATAGTAGAGCCTCCTAAGAAAGAGCATCCACAAAAGGCAGTAACTAATATCTTGATGAGAATTTTAGCAGTCTTTGCAGCATCTGGTCTATCAGTACTTGGTGCTGGAGCAGTAGTTGGAATTGACACAATGCAGGCAGTATTCTTAGCAGGACTATTAGGCGTAGCAACAGTCGTAGAAAGGCTGGCAAGGGCTTTTTTGGACGATGGAAAACTCACATTGGCAGAGATCAATGATGCGTTTAAAACGGTAGATAAAAAGGCTAATTAGTCATTGTAGTTTGTAGTTGACAGCCCTCCCTGGGCAATGGTATACTTGAGTATCACCTATCTGGAGAGGGCTTCGCTATGACCTGTATTGCTGTAGTAAGACATGAAGATAAAGTATACATGGCTGGTGATCGTGGTGCTTCAGACGACGGAACTATCTTATCACTTGATGCCCCAAAAGTTTGGAAGATAGGTCCTTATCTTATTGGATATGCAGGGTCAATGGACGGAGAAAGAATCCGTTATAATTTTAAACCAACCCCTCCCAATATTAAAGATACAGATAAGTTTATGCAAACAAGATTTATTAAAGAACTCAGAGAATTCTATAATGATTTCTGGGTTGACACATCCAAAGACGGAGACCTTGGTTTAATCATCGCTGTTCGTGGAGAAATCTATGAGCATAGTTCTGCAGATATGTCTTTATCTAAATATACTTTGCCGTACTTATGTATGGGTTCAGGAGCAGAGTATGCTTATGGTGTTTTGTATGCAACAGATAAGCAGAAAAATGCAAGAAATAGAGTATTCCAAGCAGTAAGTGCAGCAATTAAATTTAACCCTTCATGCATGGGTCCAGTTGACATAGTTAGCCTTTAAGGATATACTTATTATATGAACCATAATCACGACGACTTGTCACCAGAAGACCAAGAGTTTGGTATCTGGTTAACTAATGGAATTGAGCGGGGATGGGTAACCGAACCGTATTGCAATACTCATGATGGTGGATACCAATACATGAGTGAAGAAGAAATAGCAGAATGGGATGAAGGCGGAGATCCCTGTTGTCATGTCATCAGATTGATGATATCTTAAAAAGAGAAGAGATAAAATGAAAAAGATAATCCTAGCATTACTAGCAGTAACACTTTTGGCTACAGCAGTTCAGCCAGCACAAGCAGAAGATCAAAAAGTCTTAGCGATTATTGATACTGCAATTGATTCTAATAAAGTAAAATCTGTAATTCATGAAGTATGTTTTACTGATTCAACTGATATGGCATGTCCAAATGGAGAGTTGTTTATGGAAGGCAAGGGGTCAGCAGTTAGTAAGGTATGGCCTACAAGCATGAACAATGCCACATATCATGGTTATAACATGACACAGGTAGCATTATCAGTAGATGCAGATGTAAAGATTGTTTTTGTTAGAGTTGCAAATATTACAGCACTTGGAAACTCTGGAATAACAACAAATACTTTATCTTTAGGAATGGACTGGGTATCTAAGAATGCTGCTAAGTATGGAATTGATGCAGTATCAATTAGCCAATCTTCAAATTCAAAAAATAATATTGATGCATGCTCTGGTACTGGAGAACTAAAAGATGTTGGTCTTCGTGCTATTAACGCTGTATCACTACTAAATCTATCTAGCATTCCAGTATTTGCAGGCACTGGAAACAACTCTAATGCAAAGAGCATTGCTCCAGTTGGCTTCCCAGCATGTATAACTGAGGCTATTGGAGTAGGCGCAGTCCGTCCAAACCTTACAGAACTTGCACCCTATACTAATAGGGGGCTTGGCCTTGATGTAATTTCTTTAGGTACAGCAGATACAAAAACATATAAAGGACACGTTGTGACCCTAAGTGGGACATCTGTTTCTACAGCAATCGCAGCAACTTCATATGTAAAAAATAAAGGATCTAAAACATTTGTTGATTTTTCAAAAAGTCTTTTAAATGTTTTGGGATTTCCATATATAACTAAGTAATGTATTGAGTCCTAGGCATGACTAAAACTGCCTGCCTTGCCCTATAACTCAGTTGGTAGAGTGCCGAACTGTTAATTCGGATGTCCCTGGATCGAGGCCAGGTGGGGCAGCGTGATATAATAGAAGCACATGTCAATAAGGAGGCATATCATGGCAGCAAAAGGTAGTTTAGAAGCAATTATAGAGGTTGCAAAGAAAGAAGTGGGCACAATTGAAGGCCCTAAAGATAATGAAACAAAGTATGGTAAATGGACTGGAATGAATTTTCAACCATGGTGTCAATCATTTGTTTCTTGGTGTGCATTCACATCAGGATTAAACCCAAAGAAGTATCCAAAGTCTGCATCAACAGTAGCAGCATCAGATTGGTTTAAAAAGAATGATCGTTGGTCAGATGCTCGTAATGATGACCCAACTCCTGGAGACTGGATTTATTTTGATTTTCCAGATGATGGTGTAAATCGTATTTCACATGTTGGTATTTGTATTAAGAATAATGGTGATGGAACTATTCAAGTTATTGAAGGAAACACTTCAGGAACTGCAAAGGGAGATCAGCGCAATGGCGGAATGTGCGTAGAAAAAACTCGTGCATATGTTAAGAATAATAAAAAGAAGTTGCTCAATGGAATTGTTGGTTGGGGCCGTCCAGTTTATGCTGGCGAAGAAGATGCACCACTACTAAATAAAGTTGCAGTCCCTGCACCTGCAGTAAAGAAAGCACCAGCAAAGTCTGCTAAACCAGTAGTAAAGAAAGTAAAGTAAATGGAATCAACTAAAAGAACACTACTAAAAACAGCAAGTTGGGAAACTTTTCACCTTGTTGGTGTAGCAGGTGTCATTTATTTATTTACTGGTGAATGGGAGTACGCAAGTCTTGGTGCTCTACTTTATATTGGTTGGGAAGCCATTGGTTACTTCCTACATGAAAGAGTTTGGGCAAGATTTGGAAAGAAGGTAAAGTAATGCGTATTAAGATTATTCGTTTTGTTGTCAAAACACTTGGATATGAATGGCTTGGAGATGAACTAAATCTTCCAGTTTGGTATGTAAAAGAAAAGAAAAAATCTAAATAAATGTCATCATACGAATACGACTGTATGCCTTGCGGTAAAAGATATACAAAAGAAAGATCTATTAAAGAAAATGATCCAGGGTATAATTGCGAAACTTGCAATATGCCCTTGGTTCGTGTATACTCTAATGTAGGAGCAGTATTCAACGGTAGTGGATTTTATTCCACAGATAACAGAAAGCGGTAGTATAATGTTTACAATGATTAAAGATGAAATAAAGCAAGATTGGCTTCTATCACCTTTAGATCGATGTGATAAATGTAATGCTGAGGCCTTGGTTAAGGTTACAGGCATAAATGGAGACATTCTATTTTGTGGTCACCACTATAATAATGTAATGTCTACTCCAGAAGGATACAGCAAGATGATGTCTTTTATGATCAGTATCATTGATGAACGAGAAAAACTTGTTGAGAACAAGTCTAAGGGTAAGGATTACTAATGTATGAATATTATGTAAGAAAAGTAGAGAATGTAGTAGATGGAGATACCATTGACGTTCTTATTGATTTAGGGTTTGATATCTTGTTTGCATCCCGTGTAAGATTGGCTGGTATTGATACCCCTGAGTCTCGCACAAAGGATCTTGCTGAGAAGGCTCTTGGTCTAGAAGCCAAGGAATACCTAAAGAAGTCTCTGAAGGATGCTAAGTCTGTCATCATTAAGACTGAGAAGATGGACTCATCTGAAAAATATGGTCGCATTTTAGGCTGGGTATATGTAGACGGGAACACAGTATCTCTTAATGACATGATGATCAATGATGGTTATGCTTGGGGATATCTTGGAGATACCAAGGTTAAGGATTTTAAAGCACTTGCTAAGGCAAGAGCCAAGTCAGGTAAGTAGTGAGTCTACAGACGGACGCTTTGCTTGAGCATTTAATGCTTCAGGGTGCCGTAGAATTTCAGGGTATAGATGAAGTAACTGGAGAAATGCTATATACAATAACTGATAAGTTAAAGGAAGTAAGTCCTGATATATACGATCAACTTAAAGATCAGTATGAGCATCACATGTTCCAATTGATAGATCAGGGTCCAACAAGAATGACATGGAGAGTACGCTAATGAACTTTAAAGATGAAGATGATGCTATAGACCAGTTGATTTTGTCAGGAGCCCTTGAGGTTGCTGGTATAGATATTGAAACAGGTGAGCCAATGTATAACTTTACAGACAAGTTAGTTGAGGTTAGTCCAGAACTTCATAATGAAGTTTCTACATATTTTTCTCGTGAAACCATGTCTTTATGGAGCGAAGGATTTTTAAATATGGATGTGACAGAAAAAAATCCAATGGTCACCCTGACAGAAAAAGCGTTAGATGATGAAGAATTGTCAAAACTAAGTAAAGAAAGCCAAACAACTTTAAAAGAAATAATTAGGGTTATTTCTTCAGATAAGTAGTATAATTGTTCTGGAGGAACTATGGAATATTTTCTTGGATCGGCAATAACTTTGATAGCCATGTTTGTAACAACAAGGCTTATTTCTTATAATAAACTGGATAAGAAAAACAATATGCCCAGGTATAGTCAAAGTAGTATTCACATGTTGATTCTTCCTTTGCTTCCAGAAATTAAAAAATATAAAAAGAAAATGATTACTCAGTCTAGTAAGCATGAAGAGAGAACAAATATAAAAGTTGTTATTTTTGACAATAAAGCATACTTTGTAAAAGATGGAACCTTCTATTGTGCAGAAATGAACGGAACTGAAATAGACGGAGCCAATGCAACCCTAGTTGACACAATGGGTATGGATAAGATACAATTAGATAAGATGTTGTTCATAATGGATCAACTTAGAGATGGGAATAAAAATGATAGTGGGGATTCAAGGAACTAGTAGTTTTGATGACTACCAGGTTTTTCTTAGAGCCATGGCAGTAAGCATGTCTTCTTTAAGTGAAGAGGATCCATACTTCTACTTATATTCTGCAGGACCAGCAAACATTAACTCTATGGCGATGGAGTTTGCAAACTTATCAGAGCGAGGACTAAAGGCTCGTGGGAAAGGCATTAAATATAAACCTGTTCCACCTTTGTGGATATCAGATAATATTTTAGACTTAAACTATTTTGCCTTTTTAAGTAAAGAAAAAGAACAGGTCTCAAGGCTTGTGGATGAAGCAAAAACAAATAATGTCGAATACGGCATTTTTAGATACTAGGAGAGAATGATGCAAATCAATTCATTAGAACAAATGGAAAAAATTGTAAAGGAAAATAAAACTTTACTTTGGGATGGCTGGACAGTAGTTAACTCTTATCCTTCTGAGAAGGGTAGAACAGCCCCACAGGGGGCATTTGTGGATGGTAAGTGGCATCTACAGCGTCGGTTTGTGCCTTCTACGAACGGATGGGATATACCAGACAAGTTTGTGAGTTAGTATGCCAAAGCATGAATGGAAAGATGAAGCATTATGCTTAGAATATGATACAAACTTATTCTTTGAAAAGTATGAAGATGATGAACTACTAAGGCCAGCAATAGAAAAGTTATGCTCTAACTGTCCTGTTTCAAAGATGTGTTTTGCTGTTGGCGTTTCACAAAAAGAGTGGGGTGTATGGGGCGGAGTTTATCTTGAAGGTGGACAATTGTCTAAAGAATTTTCAAAGCATAAGTCTAAATCAGACTGGGCAAATACTTGGCAAAGACTAACAACGGAGCAATAAAATGTATACAGATTCAATGAGGCGAGCATTTCGATCAATAAAAGGTCCTGATGGATTTCAACTTCAGATCATTGATCATGACAATTTTTTAACAGTAAAAGCAAGTGAAAAACAATTTATGAGTCTTTCTGGAGAAGAAAGAAAGCAGGCTGTTGAGTACATGATTCGCACAAAAAAAGCCCTTGAGGAAAATGGAGCAATTGTTTTATTAGTTAGAGAAGGCGGTAAAGAATTATGATTGAGTTTGTAGCATTTGCTTTATTTATTATATTATTTTTTATTTTAATATTTAAAAATGTACAGTTAAAAGTAAAACTTTCTTCAACAACTTTGGAACTTATAAAAGCCCACTTAGATAAGACGATACTGTCTGAAAAGTTGTTAGAGTTATCAGATAAAAAAAATAAATTAGAAGACCCATCATCAGAAGCATTTTTAAAATTTGTTTCAGATTCTAGAGATTGGGCTTATCAATATATAGAAAATGTTCAAACCTCATTAAATAAGTTTATTACTGATATTGAGCCTGAAGTGGTATATTTTGATGCATATGGAGACCTAATGGGGGCAGAGCCTAACTACAATTCAATGAAGAAAATTTCTGGGGCATATAAAGAACTAAAGAAATTGCTACCAGAAGATCATGAAAATTTGTAAACATGAAAATTTATCTTTTTACATCTAACATTGAACTTATAAAAGAGTTAGAGTTAATAGGTCTTGATGGAGTACTTCATACATACAGTGCCAACCATGATAGTGCATTTTTATCAATTATAAAACAAATGCCAGAAACAAATATTAAACATATGGTTGCAGTTAGACCCTACAATATATCTCCACAACTTCTTTCTCAAATAGGAAAAACCTTTAATAATTTATTTTGTAAAAATATATTACAAATAAACTTTGTAACTGGTTGGACCAAAGAAGAGGAAAAAGATTGTGGAGGAATTGTTGGGCCAGTAAATGATTCTTCAGAAAGAGCAGAAAAATCAAAATATCTACAAGAATACATACATGTCTTAGAAAGTATGGATCATCATGGATTAGACTATTATGTTTCAATTACTAACAACTTTGCATTTGATGTAGCAGCAAAATATAATAGTAAAATGATAATTGACTACTCTCATTTTGAAGAAAATAGGTACGATATTAAAAACAAAAAAGTTATGGTAATGATGCCCCACACTGCTAGTGATGGAAGCCTTTTTAGCCATGAAGAACTTTTTAGCAGAATGGAAGCATTAAGCATAAATGGGGTACAGGAGGTTATATTTCCTGGAGGGGATCAAGGCGCAATAGACCACACGATAGGATTTATTAAAAAATATAATAATATACCAGAATCTACTATGGTAAAATAGAGAGATGAGGGCTACTAATGAAAGATGTATTGCTATCAATACTAACAGGTTTTGGATGTGGTGTAGTATTTGCTGCATTCAAATTGCCAGTTCCAGCACCACCAGTTTTTGCGGGAGTCGCAGGAATTATTGGTTTATGGATTGGTTTTACAGTACTAACAAAAATAATATCCTAGGAGGAAAATTATGAATACAACACAACTAAAAGCAGTACTAGCATCATACGGAAGATCAGTCCTTGGTGCAGCAATTGCTCTTTACGCTGCAGGCGTAACAGATCCACAGACACTTGCTTATGCATTGCTTGGAGCCATCGTGCCCGTTGCAATCAGAGCAGTTAACCCTAACGACAAGGCATTTGGCAAGTTGCCATCTGTTGAAGACGTAGACGCAGCAGTTAAGGCTGCTAAGGTGGTAAAGAGACCAGCAGCGAAGAAAGCAGCAGTAAAGAAAAAGTAGTATAATAGATACTATTCCGCTATGAGACTTTAAAAGGTTTTACAACGGATGTTCCCTTGATGGGAAAGTTAGCAGGAGTTGAATCTTCGTGGCTAATAGACCTGAGCAGTCGTCTATAAACTGCTCATTTCTTATGCTATAATATTAATACCTGCCCAAATGGGGGGTAAATTAACTTATTCGCTTGAAAGGGGAATAACATGGTAAAAACAACCTTGGATCTATTTAATGATCCTTTTTTTATTGGCTTCAACAGAGAGTTGAGTCGCCTAAATACAGCACATAAAACAAATTCACAATCATATCCACCCTACGATCTTCTAAAACTAGATGAAGATACATATCAGATCTCATTGGCTATTGCTGGATTTTCCAGGGAAGATATTGATGTATCAGTAGACAATGGAACTCTTATCATTAAGGGTGAGATTGTGGAAGTAACAGATGCAGAAGTAGTCCACAAGGGTATTGCAGGAAGAAAGTTCGTAAGATCTTTTGCTCTGGGAGAGTACATGGAGGTCACATCCGCAGAACTTAAGGATGGCATGCTTCATGTTTATGTAGTACGCATTGTTCCTGAAGAAAAGAAGCCTAAGACAATCAAGATAAAGTAATTAAAGCACCCGAGCATGTGTGTAAACTGCTCACTATTCATCTAAAATTAACTCTCAGTTAACTAATTATAACAAAAACTTATAGTCAGATCAGATATACTATAAGTATGAAATTTAAATTCATTGTTTTACCAGTAGCATTAGCCATATTTGCTAATGCTTTTTTTATTACCCCTTCACATGCCGATAACCTTCAAGGTTCTGGATCCACATTTGCTGCTAACTTTATAGACAGATGCAGGGTCGAATTTATGAAATCAACAGGAGATTCTGTTGTGTATGGAGCATCTGGTTCAGGTGCTGGAAAGAATATGTTTTCAAATGGAGTAACAGACTTTGCTATGTCAGATGTTCCTTACTCTGGGACAGAAGTAAAGCCATCAAAAGAGTTTGTATATGTTCCATTAGTCGCAGGGCCAATCGGAGTAATCTATAAACTTGATGGATACAAGGTTACTATTAAGATGAGTAGGGATACACTTGCTAAAGTTTTTGCGGGACAAATAACAATGTGGAATGATCCACAAATACTAAAAGAAAACATGATAGGGACAAGACTACCCAAGATACCAGCAACAAAGATTAGAGTTGTATACCGTATTGATGGTTCTGGAACTTCAGAGGTTTTTACTTCATACCTTAATGCAGTTGCTCCAGCAATTTGGACAAAACCAGGAAACAAAAACTTTGGTACTGCATTTCCTGGAGATATATCAAAAGTTTATATGACTAGTGCTTCTGGATCCCATGGCATTGCAATGGTACAAGGAACAACAAATGGATCTATTGGGTATAACGAAATATCATACGCAAGAGGACTAAAGACAGTATCTGTTGAGAATGAGGCTGGAAGGTTTATACAACCAACAGTAAGTGCAGCGTCAGTATTCCTTGGAGACTTTGTTCCAGATAAGAGTGGTGTGGTTAAGATTAACTATAAAAACCCTAACAAACTATCCTACAACATATCTACATTTACCTACGGTGTAGCATACAAAGAAAAGAACTCAAAGAATGATTCAGTTAAAAAGTTCTTTAACTTCATGCTTGATACCTG